ACTGCCAGACGCCTTGCAGCGTTTCGACCTGTAGGTAATGCTTAGCCGATCTTGATTGTGAATCCGCTGTTGTCGCTTCGTGCATCACCTTTAGCTCGGAGGCCGACAAACACACCGTCTTTATCGAGGAACCGCAGGTCTGTCTTGTCACCGTCAACAACTTCGTGGTCACCGTAGGTCTCTGGCAACTCATCGGCTTTGGCTGTCGAGAATACGGCAGCTACGTTGCCTCCTGATGCCAGCACTGCAGCTACGGCTTCGTCATTACACTCGGACTTACTGAATGTAAGGTGGTAGTTGGCTGGCATTTTACCTTCGGCATATGCAATAGCTCGGCTCGGCACTTTAGTGTAGTCGTAAAACGCTACAGATGGGAACCGCTCCATCAAAGTGACGCCAAGCTCACCCTTTAGTCTCTCCCACGGCAGGTCACTTGTGCCGTTTAACCGTACCGCTGGTATCATGCCCACCTTGGCTGCTTTGGTCACGATCTTTTGGATGTCGACTGCCAGCTGTTCAACGAACCCTTTAGGGTCGGCGAGGAATTTGTGGGTCTTGGCTATTCTAGCCTTCACTACCGATTGCATCTTGCCTCGGCCAGCTGAGTACAAGCATACTGCTTTGCAGCCCTCGGATGCCATTGGGCAGAGGTTGACTTTGTCACTGGCCTCGTTGGCTGGAGCAAGGTACAGAATACCTGTAAGGTAACCAGCTGAGTCACCTTTGCGGGTTTTGGCGTCGGCATTTACCGATAGGAGTGTTGTGTTGACTGTGATCATAATTTTTGGTCGGCGAGAAGTGCCACTTTACTTTTGTCTTGATTGTACTAGGCAGACAGCGTGGGTTAGTACGTTTCGCCTATTGCTACGACGAGAGTACCTTTCAGGTAACGGCAGTCGCTTATGTCCTCTTGGTTTTGGCATTCATATTTACCTTCGGTACGGTCATAGTTTTCCCTTGTCAGCATCGGGCCGAAAGGTTGGCCATTACGTAGTCGGCGGAAGAACTCACCGTTTGGAAGCTTGGATAGTGTGGATGTGGTGTATGTCATAGTTGTGATGATGTGTGGTTTATGTGTGCTGATGGTCTCATCAGTGACGTAGTAAACGCCAGACGGCTTTCACACCGTTTCGACCTTTAGCGCTTCGTTACCAAATGCAGGCCTCGGCCTCCCTGAGTTGCTCGGCCTTGACCTCCATGAATTGCTTTACATCTTCGATGGTGTCGAACCGTTCCAGTATGTCATTCTCGTCCATGTCTTCGTTGATGTTGATGCCTACTTCGTAGTCCTTCATGGCAATGGCCCTGACCTCGGCGACAAAGTCCATTTTACTACGTATTAGGGCCTCTTGTGCCCTCAATTCGCAGATGGTATCGCTGAAAATAGAACGTAGTTCAGTGTCGCCACAGGTTTTGCCTAGGATGGAACGTAGTTGCTTACGGATGTCGTTGAGTGTGTTTCGTAGTGTCATAGTGTGTGTCATAGTGTGGATGATGTGGATGATGATGTGGATGTTACTCGCCAACTACGTTTTCAGCGTAGGTAACGTCGAACTGGCAATCGGAGTGATGAGCTGCGAAGATGACTGCGCTGTTGAGCTTTTGGAAGAGAGCAATTAGATCGTCCCTCTGTCCTTCGGACTGCTCGCTGTACTTACGCATTTTCCAGTCGATCGTGACACGGTCACCATCTTCGATGTCCAGCCGAAGCCAGCCTTCGTAATGATCGGCATCGCCAAAGGCTAGCATCATAGATGAGCCGCCAAGGTCGCCTTCTGTGATGTAATCGCAGTAAGCTTCTAGTTGGATGTCGAGGATCGCTTTGAACGCATCGAACGGAGTTAGTGTGGATGATGTGGATGGTGTGGATGTCATAATGTATGGATGATGTGGATGATGTGCCGTGATTGGCGGTGTGTTTGAGAGGTGAAAAGAACGATGTTGCCCCATCATTATAACAACCCTGTCAAGTTTCAGGCCCTTGTTTTGACCACTAAGCCTTTTTTTCCTGCGCGATACCCTGTGCATAATGCGGTCGGTATCATGCCAAAAGGTCAAAAATAATTTGCAGACTTTTGCTACTTTCGGAGCTGGTCTTTCAGCGCGAAACCCTGCGCATTATGCGACCAGTTTCATACGAAGACATCTGGGCCAGCGAGCGCGCTCCAACTTGTTGGCAAACAAAAAACACTGGTTAACAAACAAACGTGTCAATCCAACAGCCAAGATCGGTGGAAATCTCATGCGCCTGTCATCATCCGCCATGATGTGCGGCTGCAGGAACTGTGGCACAATACATATTATGTCTAATTGCACCCTAATTTGCCTCGTGATCGCACATGTGGAGGCATTATGCGCCCACGCGACGAGATCGGAGGGGCATAGGGGGCGGGTTCGTTTCTCGCAGCGATATATACCCTCTCGTAAATTTCCAACAAAACTCAGCACATGTTCCTAATGTGGAAAACCCCCCTAGAAAGTCGAAACTCCCTAGAGGGGCCACACATATATACACACACGTATAACAAATTGATTACATCCAAGAGGATGTGTTGTTGTTCTTTCTACCGTAGTAAATGTTTTTAAACTTGTCTAGCTCATTATTGAGTAAATCGACTTTTCTATCAGCCATTTTCTCTTCTGCAGTCTGTGCCATTTGTTGTACCCAGTAGTTACAAGCGATAGATAGAGCATCTAGACGGTCATCATGACGAAGGGAGCCTCTTCCTGAGGTGACTCTGGTCATCTGATGGAACAACATGTAGTGCAATTGTGACTCAGCTGGGTGTACTTGTGCGGTTTTGTAGTCGTTTTCTACAACCTTAGGGTCTATAACAAGGCGGTGGCCTGCCATTAAGGGTTCTAAAGTGTCGATAATGCGTTTCTCTTTCTGCACATTGTGCCTAACTTCCTCAATACTTACGGGATAGTCTCGTTTAAATACAGGAGAGATGAGAGAAGTGAACATGCCGTCACCGAAATTCGACTCTATTATGATGGCATTGACCTTATTTCTCTTAGCAATGCGAACAAGTTCTGTTAAAGCTTTCTCTTCATAGCCACCAGTAACACCACCAGCTTCAGGAACATATAGAGTACCGTTAAGCATCTTTACGACAGCGTAACCAGTCTCATCCTTACCACGACCAGAGGGGTCAATAGACATAACAGAACCAGTATAGGGGATCATGTCTCCTATGATCTTCATTGGTCGATAGAAACGATCACCACGGAGACCGACACAGGGGAGATTAGTCCACTCTAGGTCTGGTGATTGTGACCATACTAGCTTCTCAGGGGCAACATCAGGATCAACATCATGAATAAGTAGATTACCTAGTTTTAGTGGGTAGCGATCAACATCCGACAGAGCTGTATTAAGCATAAATTGTAGCGCATACCCTGCTGAACCATAGGATATCTTACGTTCATTAAGGTCAAAATCAGTGAAGCGACTAGGCTCAGTAGCCATGCCTTCGGTTTCATCTATACATAGACTGGACACGCTGCCGTTATAGACTAGTTTGTTCTTCTTTTCTGATATGGTTTCTGACGTCCATATCTTTAGATTATACCCACGCTCTCCTAGCTTTCTGTACACTGAGTCCTCACATTGTGGAGTACCTAGAAACATGACCTTGGCTTCGTCTGTCGGTTTAAGGATAGCATCGAACTCCTTGATCTGTTCACTCAGTTTATCCCGCATTGCCTGTGTAGCTGAGTTTGTGGGGACTTCAATATCATCAGCGATAATGAGATCAGCACGGCTACCAGTTAGCTGGGAGGTGATCCCCAGTGACTTAACAGAGGGGGCGTGGGATGCTGGTGCGGGGCCAACATCAAAAGATACCTTACTAAACCGCTGGTCGTTCTTAGGTTTAAGGTGCTGTAAGAGCGGCAGCTCGTGCATCAACCTCAGTGTAAACGTAGAGAAGTCATCAGCACGAGTTTTAGACGCAGAAATAACAAGTATGTTTTTACTAGGGTCTAGCAGTAGCTGGTGCGTTACAAAGGCAGAACAGATCCAACTCTTACCCACACCACGAAAACCTTGAATAACACCGCGTTTAGGGCCGTGTTGCATAAAGTTTGCAATGTCGTACTGGATAGGAGTTGGATCACGTTTGATCTGCTCAAGAGCATGCCATACGTAATACAGGAAGTTCCTAAAGTCCTTTAGCTTCTCTGGTATCTGAGTCTGAGTATTCATCAAATGGTAGGATATCAACAAGCCCAGATAGTGGGCTACTCTCAGTAATACTGCAAGTAATTTGATTGTCTCTTAGCAATTGACGTGCAACTCCTAGATGCCCTGACGTGGCTTCTCCATTCTTGATTTGTTCAATAAGGTCAGCGATAGTCAGAGTCATTAACTCTTCTAATAGATCTTTGTTTTTATCTTCCATAATAATTATTGTTCTAGTAGGCCAGAAAGGGCGTCTTCATTGGCTCCTCGTTTTGCAAGTGTCTTAGCCTTTCTCAGGTCTTGATACTTTTTACGGATATCTGGAAACTCTTCCATCATTTTAGTAAGACCAGCAGAGCGGTACTTGCCCATTACTTTATTGATAAGATCAACACGAGGGCTCTTAAAGCCTGCTTCAGAGTAGGGGCTTAGCTTGCGGTACTTACCAGACTTGATAAGACGTTCTAGCTCTTGTCTCATTGTACGCCCTCTTACCTTTGTTTCGCCCATCAACTGTAAGCGGCGGTCATGCGCTGTCTGCCCTCTTTCGTTTACATATTCGTCTAGATCGATCATACGATCCAGCTTAGTGCTAGGATTAGAGAAGCCGTGTTCAAGCGTTGCTAGTTCTTCAAAAACAACATCACCATCACGAGTAGACATAGCTGAGGGGTTGAAAGGGCCTACAAACTTGTACTGCTCTTTAATGATAGGCTCTCCTAGGATATTACGCTTCGGATCGAGGCGATCATTGCCCATAGGAAGCTTCTTCATAATAGCGTCTCCAATGTTACGTACTTCACGAGTAGTTGTATCACCACCAAGGGATTGACCTTGATAAAGGATATTAGGGACAAAGCCACCAGCAAGATTGTTGATCATCTTCTCCATCTTGTTTTCAGGATCAGACAACGCATCAGATAGCAATTGCAGACCAGCAAGGTAAGACTTGTCAGTTAAGTTACGAGTCATTGACACAGTAGCTGCGGCAAAGACCTGCTCACCCACGGAGGTGTTAATGTCGCCTCCTTGTTCTAGCTGCTCAACCAAATCAACAAGGACACCAAAGTGTGTGCCTAAAGGATCCATACCAGAGAAACTAGCATACTTGTTTCCGATATGGAATGAGTAACGCTGCCACCCTGTTTGTTCTAGGGTCTTCATTTCTCCTACATCCTTTGGCCCACCACCAGTGATAAGATCACGGTTGGACATAATCATGTACAGAAGTGAACTGTTAATCATAACAGACGTACTAATCTTACCAATGGCCCTAGCTTTAGCAATTGGGTCACGGCTTTCTAACTCGGCTCTCATACGCTCTTGTGTTTGTTTTAACATAGGCATGTCTGGCATACGAGCCATAACATTCCTACTTAACTCAGGAGCGGCAAAAAATGCACGGTCAAAGGAGAACTTAAGGATGTTGATTGGAGTACGGACAAAAGGAAAGATGAACTTTAGGAATGGCACGGTTTGTACAACAGCCTGAGCAAGCTCTGCTGCTTTACCTGCGTCATTAGTGAATGTTCCGTAGCGAGCTTGTTCTAGCGAACGCGCTGCAATGTTATCCAACTCTTCTAAGTTTTCTAACCCTAGGCCGCCTTCTTCGATAGACTTAAGCTTCTCTCCTCGTGCAGCTGTTTCTGAGTCCACAATCTCTTGAACTTTCGCTCCTCGTTCTGATGGAAGCATTCTGGCTTGCCCTGCGGCTACACCTGCTTCATCCATCTTATTGACTGTGTCCTGCGCGTGTTTGATGACACCAGCATTACTAAATGCTCGTTCACCGTTAACAAGGACAGCATCCAAACCGTCAGCTACGTACTCAGCTAGTTGATCAGGATCTTTAATACCCAGCTTCATTCCCTTGAGGGTAAACTCTAGCTTAGCATTTTGACGGAACATAGACTGCTTAAAGACCTCATCCATTGACAGAAGAAGCTTTGTTGGCACGTTAACTACATTGTCTCCAATCCAGTTGAACGCTTGTCGCATAGTTTGTTCTGGAGCTGCATCCTCAAAGTATTGAGGGCGCTGTGTCTTAGCAGCGTTCTCCAAGGGAGAGCGCCCCACATCAAGTAGTTGCTCGTCCATCTTGTAGGCTTTGAGGAAGAAATCCATACCTTCACGGAAGGATTCTAAAGTAGCCATCTCTTTTAACACTTGGCGAGTGATAGCCTTGTTAACAAAGACACCGCCGATAGCTGCTTCTACTTGTAGTAGTGACTGAGCAATGAAGTTACCAACACCATTCTTTACCATAGTGCGAGGCCCTGACAGCAACGAATTAACGTACCAGTTCTGAGCCTTCTCCATGAAACCGCTTGGGTCAGCTTGACGAGCTGTCTTGGCAATACCCAAGGTGTTACGTACAACGTCTTCAGGATCACCAGAAAGAAGGATACGGTTAACAAGTACATCAAAGTTACCTGTTGTATTGTTATCCATGAACTCATTGACAATTTCCTGAGAACGTATTTCAACATCAGACAAAGAAAGTTTTACACGTTTAAACTGTGTAGATTGCAGACCTTGACCAAAGCCGCGGCGTAGGTTTGAACCAGCCGCATTCAAGTGAAGCATCTTTTTAAGAGTACCGACTAGCTGTGCTTTGTCAGCATCAGTAACTCCTGTTCCCTTTTTGCGGATGTTCTCAGCAGCTCTAAACACATTGTCAGCTTGGTCAGCTGCAAGAGATTCTACTACGTACATGCGTGATGCAATACGTCTTAGCTCTCCAGCATCTTTACCAGCTGCATTAATCTCAGACTGAATTAAATCTTTATCAACGCCCGTCATTTCACTGAAACGCTGGACTGCTGCAACAATACCACCCTTTTCAAGGTTAGCAGGATTAAGAGAAGGATTTGCTCTAAGCTCGGCTTCTAGTTTACTTTCAGCAGCTGCTAATAGCTCTCCAAGATCATTAGTCGTTTCAACTTGATCAAGAGATTTACGCACGCCAGCTAGTGCTATTTTACCACCACGCTTAATCTCAGAGGTATCGATTTCCATCTCATCCACTAAGGTCTTAATTTGTCCTGATTTGTTATCTTGCGTACGCTTAAAGAAAGCTCGCCCACTTCGTGTAGGGAACATACGGCGTGAAGACTCTGGTAGGTAATCAATAGAACTGTATCGTTTCTTATTTTTTGTGACTAGATCAGTGTACGCTAATACAGTGTCTTCTAAAAGAGTTCCCTTAGCGTCTATACCAAGAAACTCTTTAAGTGAGTCCATGATTGTCTGCCATAGGTTTTTATTATTCTCACTAGGTATTCCCTTAAGGAAGCTTTGGAATACAGGGTTAGTCATAGCCTCTGAAATGAACTCATCGACATTAGTCATCCCGTACCATTCATCCAACTCTTTAGCTCCATATTTCTTAATGTAAGCTTCAGGATCGTTAAAGTGGTTAATGATGTTAGCATGCTTTGTTGGCATGTTATCTAGAGCAGTGCGATAAGTAGTTAAAATACTTTTTACATTTTTATCTGTACCAGCATCAGCAATAAATTCATCCACCGTACTTAGGTACTTACCGCCTGTTAGATTTTGATTAGCAGCGGATAAACGTGGTGGGATCTTAGTTACAGCTGTTGCGTGAACGATCTCATGCAAAAGTGTTCCTTCTCCAAATACTTGACGAGGGTCTCCTCCTTTTTCTAATTGTGTACGATTAGTGTACAATTCAACTTGACTTGTAAAAGGATTGTAAGCGCCTTGTGCATCCTTGCTAAAGTAAGCTTGAATACTTGTGTTAAGCGTTTCGTTATCTTTACCAACGAGCTTTTGAATCGACTCTGCTAGTTTTCTAACTTCAGGGCTCGATCCGTTTTTAGCTAAACGTTCTAGCGCAAAGTTGACTGTTGTTTCTGCATCCGAGACAGGATTTACATTACCAGCTCGTTGTGCTGTGCTGTCTTGCTCAAGAGCTAGTGCGTCAAGTTTACTAAATGCAGCTACTTCATCAAGGCCTAGCGCTTTACGTAGCTCAGGGTCTTTAATCTGTTCGCCTAGTACGTCCATCTTCTTTGTACGTACTCCCCACTGGGAAACACCTTTGCTCATAGATTCAGCCATTTCGTCTGTAATATCTATAGAGTGAGCGGATATAGGTGCGTCTTTAACTTGAGCAGTCTTAACGTTAAAACGTCTATATAGAGTATCAAAGACTTCAGCTGTACGTGGGTCGGACTCCATCCAACGATACTCATCAAACTGTTCCGCTAATTCGTAAACGTCATCAGAGTTAAAAGTCATATCTACGTTATCTGGTAGATTACTTTCCATGGATTCTCGTAGTGCCTCACGAGCGTCTACTGGCTTGTTTGTTCCTTTTCGAGTGATTTGTACTGTATCAGGGAACGTGTCTAAAGCACTAAGCATGTTTGAGAATGAATCCTCAGATTCCCCTACTTTAGCAGCGCGGATTTTTTGAATAAACTCTTGAGGAGATTTAATATCTAAAGGTGTAGATTTACGCTCTACATTTTTAATAGTACTTTTTGTACCAAACTTCTTTGTAAATCTATTAATAGCTTTAGGCATCCGCTCATCATACTGCTGCATGAAAGGAGTGGACTTAACCGAGACAGTGTAATCCGTTTCAACGTGACCTTCCTTCCAAGAATCAACAGTATTAGCTGCTTTTGAACCTACTAAAGCAATTAGTTCGTCTTTGCTCCGTACAATCTGATCGGTAGTCTGCCCTTTGCGGGTAATCTGAATAGACTTAGAACCGTCTTCATTAATTTTATTAATCTGAACACGCTCCACAACTTGATCATACAAGTCAGTAATGTCCTGTCCTTTAGCCCACGAGACGCGCTTGTATCCTTCAGCTGCTGCCATCTGTGTAATGGAGCGCATTAGTGAATCTACGTAGCTTTTCTCTATAGGATTACTTTTACCTGATAAAACTTTTTTACCTGTCTTCCCTTCGTACTGACGAGCCCGTGAAATACTCTGTAAGTAATCCGATTGTAGCTCTTCTACGTAAAGTGTTTCAACACCATCTTCGTCAAAACGAGTAGTAGTTCTAAAGTGTGCTAGATTTTCACGGCCATCTCGTTGAGCATCTTTATCATAGTGGCTTGTATAGATACCGTTTTTTTCTTTAGCCATGCTCTCCTTCTGGCTCGTTACGTTTTCATAAGCAGGGTCTCGGTCAAGCCCATTACGTGGGTTAATGTCTACAGTAAACTCACGATAATTTTCTCCTCCAGTTTGAGTAGCTTCTTTACGATAAATTGCACTAGGTGGGCGTTCTACAATACTAAGTGAAAGTTGTGAGCGTTCTACTGCTTGTCTTAGCCCCTTCTTTGTTATCTTACCATTAACAATCTCAGAAGGATCTACAATTTCTTTAACATACTCAGGGTCATCTAAACCCATCCATTTGATTTCTTCACCGACGCCACGTACACCTCCACCAGCTCGTGTCATTTCATCCGCAATCTTGTTCAACGGAATCTCCTTACGGCTAATTTGGTCTAATGTTCTTAAGGCAGGGCTGTAAGCATCGTACGAATCTACTTCACTGAAGCTTCGCTTTTGAAAGGCATTAGCATTCTCCCGTAGGTAGGCTGCTCCATCCTCACCACGACGATTCTTTTTAAGAGCCTTTACACTGGTTATAAGGCCCGCGGCTACACCAGTAAGCCCAAGACCCTCAAGAGAGTTCTTAAAGCGTCCTTCAAGCTCTGAGTCGTTTTCGTCAGCTGCGAGGTATTCTGTAAGCGGGTTGCCTAGGGAAGGAAAGGCTTGGATCAGATTAGATAGACGCTCTTCTTGAGCATCAAAGGCAATAAAATCAGTAGCACTTTCAGCAGCGAGAACGCCCTTCCAGTTTAGAGTTTGTTTTCCCTTAGCGTTAACAGAGCTAAAAGCTTTACCAAACCTACCTAGTTTAGAGGCAGCGTTGACTCCCTTAGCGACGCCGCCATAGGGGACAAGGAACTGTGTTACACCTTCTACAAGACTACCTGCAATTGTCTCAGACTTGCCGAGGAAACGGTTGTTGTAATCGGGGAGATAATCAAGAGTAGCGTAGTCTACTAAGTTGTAGATACTTTGCGCTGCTCCCTCAACACCGCGAAATGGTGCGGCTAGAATATCTTTAGCATAGTCTCCTGCGCTAAAATCTTGGGTTGCTGCGTTTTCTTGTGTAAGAAGTTCTGGTTTAATTCCTAGTGCCATAATTTATTATTTGTGAAAGTTTACTCCGTATTCTTTTTTAAAAACTGCATATTGATAAGTAAGTAACTTATCCATCTCGTTCTCGTCATTAAAATCTATATTCAATACTCGCGCATATTCCTTAAGTGTCTCTAGATTATTTTCGGTATTTGGGTTAATCAATAAATCTAATGATAACATTGGAACTGTCTTTGCCGTTTCTATGCTTAGTTTAGAGGTGTCAACGTAGTGCATGCCATGAACAAAGCCGCTCTCTAGTTCTTGCCATTTAACACCTACCTCGCCATCAAATAATATATTTACACCAGCTCGGTAGTCAAAAGCGAGGTCACGTTTCAAAAGTGGTATTATCGTGTCGATAGGCCCACTAGACATAATGCTTTCTAGGTCTCGACGGTATCCTTTATGAGTCCTAGCAGCAATTTGCCACATCTCTTCTGGATTATTTATAAGATCCCTTTTGTCCTGTAATCTTTTCTTTACACGCTGAAGCTTCATCCAATCCCGTCCTTCTTCTGTTTGCGCTCCTTTTCTTGGATCAAAACCTTTAGGCATTGTTAAGGCGTTCTCTATTGTAGAGCTAATAACTAAAGGCGGGCTGCTTTCTTCCTCAACTTCTTTCTTATCCTCTACCTTAACTGCAGTCATCTCATTGTACTTAGCCTCGGCTGCTTTTTCTACATCCGCTAGGCTATCCTGCACTAAATTGGTGACCTGACGATTTCGATCCCCAATTGCTTTAGGTAAGTCCTTTTTTTCTTCATCGGTAAACGGGGCTCCAATAATGTTTCTTACACTTGTCTGTACGCCTTCAACTGTAGCATCACGTAAACTGTTTATTGCTTCTGATCCTCCCTCCATGTCTGAAAACCATCCACTTAAGGCTTTAGTTATTTCTGTATTGTAATTACCGCCTATTCCCATGCCTACGCTAGTAAGTGTTTTTTCTACACGAACACTTGTGTTGTACTCATTTTGCGTCTTGTTTAGTTCTTGTTTAAGTTCTAAAGCTTTACGTTGTGTATAGCGTTGAGCTGCTTGTTGTTTTTCTCCTGATGTTTTATAGGTTTCGTTATCAGCATATATTGCATCAACACCTTCTTTAAGATCGTCCTCTAAGCCTGTTACTTTATCTAAGATAGCGTCAGTATCCATTCCTAGATAATTCTGACCTTCAACGTCTATATTAAGGTTATCACGAAAACCTGAGACTATGTTAGGAATAGATGATTTATTATATGTAGAATTTAAACGGTCTTCTTCTAAAGTTGTAAGTTTAATTATTTCATTATAGTGCATACCCTTTTCAGTTTCAGACATGTCACTGCCAGCTACTGCCGCTCTATAATTAGTTAAGACTTCAATCTTATCCTTTCCTATAGGAATCTCAGTAGGTATACCAGCTATATTTACTGTAAGGTTTTCTGGGGCATCTTTAGCTCCTATAAAACCAAAAGCACCTGTAATAGCTTCTGTTATATCTGTACGTTGTTGTGTTACCTCTGCTTGTTCTACTCGTTCAAGCCGTTGCCGTTCCGATGTAATTTTCTCTGTAAGTTGGTTGATAACCCCATCAGATAAATTGGCATTTCCTCCTACCTTAATACCATCATCTTCAGTTACTAACCACCCAATTAACTCTTCAGCTTCGTGAAAATCACCAGCTTCGATAACACCATTAACAAGTTCAGTAAGATATGTAGCTTGTTCGGTTGGAGTGTACCCAGCATAGTATTGACTAAAGTTTTTACCGAATTGTTTATAATCTGCTTGTTCAATGTCTAGTCGCAGAGCTTGCATAGAGTTAGAAATAAAAGTCTGTTCAGTCCTTTCATTCTGCATTGCAATAATTCTAGGAGCGAATCTCTCTTCTTGACGGGCAGCTTCGGCCATGAACCCTACTAAGGCATGTCCTTGTAGCTCATTGTTTTCAATTAGCTTATTACGTACTTCTTGAAATTGTGTTTCAGGAGATTCGTCACTTCTAGCATAAGAGTCTATATTATCCATCAAGTCTAAGCCGTATTGGCCTGCGACCTTTGCACCGATAACATTAGCTCCTAGCCTATAGTTGTTAGGATTATCAACAAACTTAAGTAAGCGCTTCCGTTGTAGTGTATTTAGTTTGTCTGCTGTTTTTCCTAGAGAAGCCTCGACAGAAGAGATATCTCCAGACGAAACAGCTTTAGCTTGTTCAGGTGAAAGAACTTGAGCTATCTCAGCATACTCTTGCTGCCTTTGTTTTTCTAAGGATTTGTATTGATTGAGAACTGGGCCAGCAAAGTCACCTAGCGCATCCGCAATCATACCTGCTGTGTTAGTACGTGCTGTGTCTTGAACCCTTACACCATAGTTACCTGCTTGAATGCGAGGAGTGGAGAAAGAGACGTCGTCTAAATTTAATTGAGTTTCAACACGACTATCGGAAGCTCCCAATAGAGATTTTAAAGTTTGTTTTCTAGCCATTATGTTTATGAGGGTTCTTTATTGCTTTGCCAGTCCGATCCAAAGGAGTACACACTCATGCCTGTTTTGGCTCCGTCAAGAGCTGAGCCGAGGTAATCAGTTTGTGCGATAGGTTTATTAATAGATAACAGATTGTTGTAAGATTGCATTTGACCGTCCTTTAATCTCAATTCTCTGCCAATATCTTGTTGCTCCCCTTGTCGTTGGAGGCCGTAGCGATACGCTCCTTCTTGGCGTGAGTAATCATCAAGAAGGGCCTGCACCGATAAACCAGAAACCCCAGCTTCACCAGCTGAAACAACAGCAGTAGCTCTTGCCTCTCTTGCCTTTTTACTGGCCTTCTGCATTTCCTTTGATCTTTCTTCGTTATCAAACGCCTGCTGAATACGCTCAGCTGACATCTGCTGCAGAAGGCGCTCACGCTCAGCAGCGCCTGCGCGTTGCTGAACTTTAGCTTGCGCTGCGGCTGCTTGTTGTTGCGAGTAAATTGAGGTAGCAGTTGATGCTACTGCGATCCCCACCGCTATCCATGCCATTGTCATAGTTAATTGTCTCCTTCTGTTAATTCATTAAAGTTATCTACCGTTAAAATATCCAGTAATTTATCGGTATCTGTTTCGTCTGTTCTATGAACCGTCATCCACACTGTCTCTGAGTGTGTATACAAAGCGCGTTGTGTTCCTGCTTCGGTGATATTACTGTAAGGTGCTTTAATACGTTGTAGCCCGTTCTCAGTAATTACTGAGACATCTCCCGACATAATAAAGTAAGGATGCTTTTGTTTGTGTATCTTACTAATAATAATCTGACCAGCAGGCATAGTAATTTTACGTACATACATACCATCACCAAAAGTATGTTCTAATGGATTAAGCGTGTCTATTGTGGCTCTATCTTCGGTTGCGTTATTGCTGCTTTTTATTTCATCAGTAAACTTAGAAATCTTTTCTCTAAATTCTTGTAGAGGCATAGGCTGAGCAAATACATCAAGAATGTTCTCCTCTTCTTCTTCTTCTTCAGCTTCGATAACAAACTCAAGAAACACTTCTCCACCAATTTCTACTTTCTTTGTGAAGTCAGCGCCCAGCCAAGACAGCCAACGAATGGATGTCTCATAGCTCGCTAAGACAAAGTTGGTTACTTTACCGTACTTTTTAATAAGAGGCTGTAACCATTCTTTAGATCCCTTAGCGAACGCATACCAATTATCTTTAATACCGTCACTGCCCAGCAGCCAAATATAGCTAGTATCCCCTACACGTCCAACACCTAGCATTGCAAAGGGAACACCCTCAGCGTCTAGGCAGGTAACACACAGATCGTCGGCAGCCATAGCTTCTGTAAGAGCTGCTTTTGATGAGGGGTATCCAAAGGCTTTCGCTTCTGTAATATCTTCTTTCCTCAATAGGGGTGCAAGCTTCTCAGCGTGAGCTAATGTAGCTACGCAGACTGATTGACCACTGGCGTACTTTTTAAGTATTTTATCCATATCGACTAGAACGGGGTTTAACAAAGGATTCAAACTCAGCGCTATTAAACTTACAATCAAAAGGGTTAAGACTTTCAATAGTCATTTCAGTATTTTTAGCTTTACCGTGAACAGGAAACCTAAAGAATCCATCTCCAAATTTAACTCCGCTAATATCAATGTTATTAGGTTGATCCTCTGCGCGATACGAGGAAACTACTGCGTTTCTTTCGTCGGTCTCTATTTTAACATCAAATGAATTAGTATTATCGTAGAATACAGCCCCATTACGGACAATAAGGGAAGAGGCAGCTGACGGTGAGGAACTCTTACC